CTAGCACAGCCTAGCACAGCATCGCCACAGCTAGCACAGCATCGCCACAGCTAGCACAGCATCGCCACAGCTAGCACAGTATAGCGAAGCCGTCAGAACACACCCCGCAACTCTCGCTATATAAACAATAGCTAGGCAATAGGCAGGGTTTGGGTGACGCCTATACAGCATAGCGGTGTGCTGAGGTGTACCACAGGTCAACCCACAGATTATATGTCATATGTCGACAAGTGCCCAAAGCGCCCCACAGTTAACCAAATGCACCCCAAAGGCACCACCTTCGGCTCAACCTTCGCAACACAGCGGGAAATCGGCGGCTGTTGTCCAAACGCGATGCGTGAGGCGGTCATGAGGTGCCCCCACGGGGGTAACACACGCGATCTTTCATTAATGTGAGGGTTCATAAATTTTCTCCATTTTTTCAATCGGTACCCCTTAGTTATCCACAGGACACCACAGCTAGCCTAGCTAGCACAGGTTATCCACAGCTTTATCCACAGGTATTCGAAAAAAAAGCCCTAGACAATCCACACTTAAGGGAGAGTCTAGGGCTAGCTATGGTACACTTAAAGTACACACTTTACACTATGGAAATCTTAAAGGGTAGAGTCAAAGACTCTATAAGGAACTCACAAGAGTTCTGAGGATAGTATCAATCATACTTAAGTCACCATTCATCAATGACATGATAAATAGGACAATGATGATGATTATCTTTATGGTGATAAACACCTTGTTCTTAGTCCAATTCATCTATGTTCTTATTATTATAATTGTTAATGATGTTCACCCCTATAAGGGATCTGTAGGACTCCTATAAGGGAACCCTAGGATCCCTATAAGGGAACTATAGTACACCTATAAGGGACTATAGTATACTGATACCTGATACCTTGATATATTGTATTTAGAGGAGAGCTAGTGCATGAGCTACATACACCTATATATAACCTTTCTCACCCCCTACTAGGAGAGTACACTAATTAAAAAAGTAGTATGTCGTCATTTAAAGGTACATTAATTACCCAAAGACTACCCCTAAATATAACTATAGGGTATTATTTAGGTATCACTTATCAGTATTTCTACTTAAGTTTGTACCCTGAAGTCTCTCTTTTGATGCCTTTAGTGGTGTTTCTAGAGCCAGTCTTAGTGTCTTCAGTAACGATTATTCCACCGGTACCTACACGGCTAGTCACGAATCCATAGAAAGACTCCATAGACTCCTCTAACCACTCTTCAGTAAGTTCCTCAATCCCAGTGTCTGCATCGACACCCATGAAGTCCACAAGGTATTTAACTCCGATTGCCAAAGCATCCAGACGGTCATCATGAACAAGGGCACCCCTGTCAGTAGTGATACGAGTAAGCTGATAAAAGCAAGCATATTTGTAATCCGATTCAGGGACTGTAGAGAAGTCATTCCTGATACATTCAGTGGAGACACACATCTTATGGTTAGAGATTACGGGTTCCAACGTATCAATAATCCTAAGCTCCTTCTGACCTGAGGATTTGACTTCAGTAATCCCACATTTATCATAGGTCTTCTTAAGTACAGGTTCAAATAGTTTGATGTACATGCCATCACCAAAGTTACCTTCGATGACTACTTCATTGACACTGTACTTCTTAGCAATCTTAGCTAGTTTGTTAAGTACCACATCGGAATATCCTCCAAGTAATCCACCTACTTCCATGACGTAGATGAACCCATTAAGGTAATACAAGACAGCATAACCTGTTTCATCCTTACCTCTACCTGAAGGGTCAACACACATCATCTTATAGGCATAAGGCTGAACCTCACCTGAAGCGGTGTGATAGTAGAAGTATGAGTCACCCTTAAGTCCCATCACAGGAGCTTCACTCACAGGGACACGTTTAGAAGGCTCTGGGAGCCACGTAAGCTTCATCGGAGCCTCGTCTAAGGGGAACATACCTACAAGCAGGTCACGAAGCCTCAGAGGGTATTTATCAGCGTCTGAGAGGGTCGTATCAAGCATGAACTGAAGGGCAAAGCCTGCCTTTCTATAGGACAGCTCACGCTTCTGTAAGTCCTCTTCAGAGAATCTCAAGGGGTCTGCAGGTTTACCTGCCCATCTTTTAGGATTCTCATCATACTTGTTAGCAATGATATTAGCCAGTCTATCGCCATAGGAAGCTCTGTGAGCGTCATCATAGGGGTATCTGGCAGGGTAGATCACAGCAGTGTAACCACGCTCCTGTAGCTCGTTATAGAGACTCATCTCATTCTGAGGAGTCCCTAGGTAAATAATCTTCTTACCTTCACCAGGCTTAAGGACAGCATCGAATTCCTTAACGAGTTCAAAGAGTTGATCTCTAAGAACCTGAGTAAAGGAGTTACTAGGCACCTCAACGTCGTCCGCAACGATAATGTCAGCACGAGAACCCGTAAGCTGACCTTTGATACCCACTGATTTCACTGAAGGCGAATGGTCGGGTTTAGCAGGGCCAACATCAAAAAGGTTCTGAGTGTCTCTCTGACCTTCACGAGCCTTCAGGTGATCCAAGAAAGGGAGTTCATTAATGATCTTCTTAATGAAGGTAGCATTAGCGTCAGCTCTTTCCTTATTAGCTGAGACAACCATAATCTTAGTCTGAGGGTCTCTCCAAAGACACCAAACCACGTAGGCACACGTAATGAATGACTTAGCTACCCCTCGGAAACCCATAAGGATCATACGGTCATTAGGGGGATCTTGGAGTAGCTTTGCAATGTCAGCTTGGATAGGCGTAGGCTGAGGTAGACCAATAGCTTTCCATACAAGAGCTGTAAAGAGAGGAAAGCTAGTGAAGTAGGGGACTAATAATTTATCAGTTGATGCTTGAGCCATAGTCCTCCTCAAATCTCTGCTTAGTAGCCTTCAGGAGTCTGCTAAGGGCATTCTCGTCCCCATCACCTGCCTTAGGGATGCAGTTAATACCATTACGTTCAAGCTCCTTAATGATAGCATTGTAGAGCTGTGGGGATCTCTTCTCAGGGTTGTTAAGGTCTTCAAGCATGTTGTTAAGCAACTCATTCTGCAGGTTGCCCAAAAGTTCTTCAAGATCGTTGTAATTCATTTCTTTCTCTTCTTCTCTAACCAAGGGTCTATCCAGTGTTTCTTAATCACTGTGCAAATACCTACGAAGGTATAGATAATAGTAACTATGTAGACCCAATCACTTAAGGGTAAACCTAGGAATGCCGCACTAGACACTGCTAATGATGGAGTGATTTGTGCGATATTCTCTAGGATGGTGTTCTGTTCATCATCCACGCTGTTCCTCAGCCACGCTTCATCAACTTCTCAAAGTTAGCCTTCTTAAAGTGATCACCCTTAAGGAGCTTACCATCTTCCCTATAGGTTGCACAGAAGTTACCTTCGTCATCCCACAGCTTGCTAGAATACTCCTTGATAAGCTCATTCATACCTGCCTCAATGTCATAGCCACAGGCATTAGCATACTGAATACAAACCCAAATGAGGTCGCAAAGCTCCTTAAAGTCCTCATGGGTATTAGAATCCTCATCAAGGAGTTCATTGAACTCTTCACTGATGCACTTGCGATAAATGAGCTTAAGATCCGACTGGTCTCCCGAGTGGGTAATCTTGAACAAAACCTTCAGCTTCTCCTGAAGATCTCCAATAGACACGTTGGTTACTCGATCCATAGTATTTTCCATTACATTTCTTCCTTTCAATAAACGGTTCTGTGATCAGCACATCCACATACTTAAGGAGTGCTAGATCTTTAATTTGTTCGTACTTTCTACCTGTCCACAACCAAATGGTCTTGGTAGGACACAACTGCTTCACCAGAGCTACTATATAGCTCACTGTGGGAATGTTATATGCCTCCAAGGGGTCACCCCCAAGGATACTCAGTCCATTGATCCACGGGCTTCTGAGAGCCTCCAAAAGGGCATTCATGGTCTCCTTGGTGAACTCCTTACCATAGTTCTTATCCCAAGCATCCTTGTTGAAACACCCCTTGCAATGGAGAGAGCATCCTGAGACAAACAAGGATACTCTCAGTCCATCACCATTGGTTGAATCACAGGTATTCAAACCTGAATAATTCATTAGCCTTTCCCTTCTATGCAGTCTTTAATAGATTTGTAGCATAATAGGCAAACAAATACCACTAGACCCACTGCGCCTATATTAAGTCCCAGTAGGCATAGGATTATAGCGCTTTGAACTAGCAATTCAATCACATGCTCTTCCTGTCTTTGATCTCTGCCATCTTGGCGTCATTCATTCGGGTCTTTCCATTGACATTACTGTAACCCAAGTACCCACAAACACGAGAAATAATAGAGAGGTTGTGAGACCCACAATGAGGACAGGTGTTACCAACATTAGTGCTATGCCTGCCACAATCCTCGCAATAAGCCGCATCAAAGTTGACACCTTGGTAGAAACCCAGCGACATGCCTCTCTGAACAAGGGCTTTAACTGCATTGACATTATCAGGGTTATCCACTCGTACATACTGAATGTGACCCCCATCACACTTGTGAAAAAGTTCATATTCCTTATTCTGCTTCTCAAAAGGGGTTACATCTTCACTAACGTGGAGGTGAAAGGAGTTCGTGAAGTAATCTCCGAAGCGATTGTCTCCTGTATATTCACGGTATTGTCTAGCTTGAGTCCCACACAGAGATTCTGCAGGAGTACCATAAAGAGCATAAAGGTAACCATCTTCTTTCTTAAATTCCTCAATCTTTTCGTTAATAAAATCAACAACAGTATTAGCAAAGTAGCTAGACTCTTTCAAAGTCTTGCCAGTAGCTAGGATAGACAACTCATTCAATGCAGTGATTCCAAAGGATGCAGTCATGTATTCTACAAGATCCCCAATCTCATCATCAGGATTCAAGTAGCCATTGTAAAGACCACCCTGAGTGAAACACATGGGATTAGTACAAGCCTTAGTGTGACGGATCATGTCGTAACGTTTCTTAAGAAACTCACGGATGACCTGCATTCTATCCTCAAGCACAACAAAGAAGTCTTCACCTTCATTCTCAGCAACCTTCCAAATCAACGGAAGATTAAGAGAAACAGCACCAATGTTACAACGACCGATAGTAATGGCTTCGTTTGTCTTAGGGTCATGCCACTCAGTGAGATATGCACGGCAACCCATAGGACTCGTGATAGCACCAGTACGCTGATAGATATCGCCCACCTTGCCATGGTTCAAGCTAAGGTAGTCAGGGTACATACACTTACTAGAACATTCCACAGCCTTATGGAAGAGTTCCTCATGATCCTCATCAGCTTCAATCTTATCTTCATCATAGAGGAAGACGAGCTTGGGGAAGACAACTTGCTTACCACCATGGCCCTTCATACGGGTATCGAGGATAACTTCACCGATCAGCTTCATGATGTCTCTGTCAAGATCATCCATCATGATGTCCCAAGTACCAAAGGTAAGTGTAGTGAAAGCGAAGTCACCGCGAGAACACGGGACAGTGTTGAGCTTCAGTTCAAGAGACTGAAAGCCCTGTTCAAGTTCACGCTTGAGATCCCCCATAGCCATTGCATAGGATTCATCATACTCCATATTGCATTGTTCGAAATACTTCCTAAAGGCGTTATCGTAGGTCTTCTCAGCATACGGAAGGAGAACCTTGTCGATTTCTGCAATGGTAAAACCACCGAACTGCTGTGCAGTAGCAACAAGCGTAATGTCACCGATTACCTGAAGGGCACTGAGAACACTCGTAGGTTCCGTGTACTTCACATTGGACATCTCAAAGCCATCCCTCAACACGGTTTCCATGTCAAAGAGACAGCAATTAAAGCTACCGAAGATCATGTCTCGTAAGTCATGGATGTAGATGTCACCACGCTTAACGAGTTCCTTTTCTTCCTTAGACAAATAGAACTGCTTATACAATTCCTTAGTCAGGTATCCCTTGATGAGAGAACCTTTAGTGGAGATAAGAGAGCTATCAAAGTTAGCATTTTCTCTGTCTCCCAAGAGAAGCACCGTATCGGCTTCACTCTTGACAGACTCAAAGGCTTTAGCGTAGGTGTTCTTGTAATCTCGATACTCCTGATAAGCTTTACCAACTTCAGGGAGGTATCTGTTGAGGGCATCAATGACATACCCATGGAGAGCTTCAGCAGTCACTTCAGTCTTCTTAAAGAGGATACCCTCAATGTACCCTTCGATTTGCCAAAGTCTCCATTCAGGATACTTAGCATTAGCTCTCTTGGTAGCCTTATCAATAGCTACCTTGATCTTGTCAAAGCACCAATCTTCACTGGTGCCATCTTTCTTAATAACGTTGATTTCCATAGTGTGTTTTGTTAGTTATTTAGTATTCCACGTATCAATGACAACTGCGGGCTTCTTAGCTTCATCAATCTGAAATCTAGCTTCAATGCCCTCATAGAAGATCATGTTAGCAAGAGTATTAAAGATGAAATCAGAGGCTCTCTTAGCAAGAACTGATCCATGGTTATCAACTCTCAAATAGGATCTAGCAGGAGTAATAATACCTGAAGAAGGAATTTTGTTAAAAGTAATGGTACAAGACAGCTTGTCTCGTTCTGACAGGATCACCTGATCTTTATTCAAGGTGATCACATTGGTGACATTAGTAAAGGTTTCAGTAGCTACAGTCTCTGCACCATTCTTCTTAAGAGTGAGGGTAGCAGAGAGACCCGTAGGCAGACCTGAGAAACCAACCTTCACAGTCACATCATAAGCCTCATTAGCAGGAGCAACCCAATTAGCACTAGTTGCACTGTCAGTACAATTAGTGATGTCCTGCATGACGTAATCCCAAGGGAGAGCAAAGGATGCCTTATTCATGTCCACAAGGTCAACCTCAGTAGACCATACGGATGCAACCTTATGAGCATACTCATTGAGGGTGCTAAGGGCTACTCTGATGTCATGGTGAGCCTCAGGGTCTGTATTATGCTTGTCAATAGACACCTTATCCGTAAGAGACTGCATATAGACTTCCTTAGCGTTCTTATCAGAGTAGTTCTCAGCCTTGAGCATGCTGTTCTCAGCCTGAAGAGCAGACACTACATTCTGATTACCACCACCGAGGAGACCACCAAGGAGACCATTGCCGTTATTAGAGCTATTGAGAACACCCAGAGCAAGACCTGCGATACCAGTACCGAGACCAGCACCAGCAACACCCTTAGAAGCAAATTCAGCCATTTTAATATTCCTTTCTAGGATATATCTAGAGTTAGATTAGTAACTTAGTTAAAGAGAACTAAGGCATTCATAGTTACCGAAAGAATATCTTAGTATGGATTAAAGACCAATCTTAGCGAGACCTAAACCTTCAGGTTCCTTTGTAAGGAACTTAGGTACATCAGGCCAGATTACGTCTTTAGGAAACCCTGTCTGTTCCGTGATATCCCTAAGAGCCTGTCTGTAAGTTTTAACCTCAGCAAGGCGCTCTTCAGAGATAGGATAATCGGGTACTACAAGGTAGTCAGTTTCTGAGAGCTTGGCATCTCTGATGCCCCTAACATTTCTAGCTAATTCCTCATTCGTAGGTTCGGGGACAGGGACTGCTTCATAGTAGTCTCCTCTGTCTACAATCATAGCGTTGTTAGAGTTGCACCACTGAGCAAGCTCAGAATACTTTGAGAAAGTGCTAGGGGATTTATTAGGAGATTTAGAACCATATTCTCCAAGAATGAAGTCTTCCTCAAGAGGTTTATAAATTTTAGAACCAATCATTTCCATTTACCAATAAAAGCACACTTAACGTAACTAGGAAGGTTGTAGTTTCCATTGTAGTATTTTCGATAGAGTTTAATACTAGTTGTAGTATCTAAAGCCCATGTAACAGCCATGTCGCCATAATCTGTATAAGCATTAGCCGCAATAGAATAGGATCGGTTGATAAAGGGTCTTGGAAACGTAAAGGTTAAACCAACCTGATTACCAGGAATTGTTACGCCTGCAATGATTATTTGGAGACCTGTAGCATACCTATACACATCATAGAAGCCCCCGTCAATCACTGACCCAAAGACTTCACTAGATCTTTCCACAAGTTCACCATTAAACCACAAATTATCAGCACGGCCATAAAGAATCCCATCAGTCCCTGATGCGACATTATGTGCGATCAAACCCCACTGTCCAGATTCACCTTCTCCTGTAGCACTGTTGTTTCTTAAAAATAAACCTGCACCATCCTCCCAAGTTTCACCACTACTTACCTCCAATCCTTTAATAGTTTCATCTTGATTTACCCAAATATAAGTATCCTTAGTCATACGCAGTGCACCAGTTAAAATGCCACCAGTCAACGGAAGGCACGCACCCTTATCTTCCTTACCTGCAAGCCCATCAGTCAACTTAGCGTTGGTCTTCTGCACCTCAGCGTCAACCTTAGCTACCTCATTGTCAACATACTCCTTTGGAGCAAGTGGATAATTCTTTCCTGCTGTACCACTCATACCCACAAAGGTCTTCTTATCTTTATCCCATACGATCTGACCTTCATGACCTTCATATGCGTTAATCTGCGCAGTCGTACCTGTAATTTGTTTTCTTTCTTTAATCGCCATTATTGATTTCCTAAATCGCCATAATCGACAAAGCCATCGAATACAGCTTTATCAAGTTTGCCTGCCACAGCGCTAGCCGCAGAATCTGCATACTTCTTAGCGTTATTTTCAGAAGTCTTTGCGGCATCCTTAGACAAAGCCGCATTATCAGCAGAGTTCTTAGCTTCAGTTGCCTTATTGGTTGCTATAGTAGCTTGTGCAGAAGCCGTAGAAGCACTATTAGCAGAGTTCTTAGCACTAGCCTCGGAAGCCACTGCAGAAGCAGTAGAAGCTCTCTCAGCGGTCTGTGCCGCATCAGCTTCGTTACCTGCAAGTGTAGCAGAAGCCTCAGATAACTTAGCTTGTCTAGTAGCTTCAGCAACCTGAGTATCAAGAAGTGCTTTCTGTTGAGTACCCTTGTCACCAATCTCTTTGATAGCTGTAGTCTTAGCTGTATTGATCTGCTGTAAAGCCTGAGACTTAGCAGTTTCTACAGCCTGACCACCTTCAGTCTTAGCTCTATTAGCATAGTATTTGGCAGAGTATTCACTACCATCTACTGTGCCATCAATCTTATTAGCCCAGTCCTTAGCCTCAGTAGCTTTATCCGTAGCCATAGCTTCAGAAGCCATAGCATTAGCTTCGGATTCGCCTGCCTGAGTGGCACTAGCTTCAGACTTAGTAGCCGCAGTCTCAGCTCTAACAGTAAGCTTAGTGACAGTATCGACAGAGTTAATAACCTTATTGAAATCGGGTGCTAATCCTGCAACTGTTCTAACTGCTTCAATGTTGTCTGCAACAATCTTAATCTCAGGTGCAATAGGGACAATAGTTCCTGCAATACCTGTGACTACCTTTTCGGATTCCTTAGCGTTAACCTCAGAGTTCTTAGCATTAGTCTCTGCAAGAATTGCTCTATCTCTAGCTCTCTCAGCATCAAGCTTAGACTGATAGGCACCTAAAGCATCAGCCTTATAGACACCATAGGTCATAGCATCAGAATCAGCTTCAGGAGTACCTACATTGACGATACGGTTACCCTTAGCGTCCCAGTTTCCTTTCTTGTCTTTAATGAGAGCATCGTTAATGATGTCTCTAGCTTCTTCAGCGATATGAATGGTCTGCACTGAAGACACATCAAGGTCAGTAGCCTTAAGGACTGAAGCATCCTTAAAGGACACCACACGGTCAGTAGCTGACGTATAGCGTCTGATGGTTAACACCTCTCCTTCCTGAGGAGGAACTTTAAGTCTGACTTTGGTTTTATCTAGAAAGTAGTAGTCCTTTGAGGTGTCCCCATAGTCACCACCTTTTAAAATGGTGACACCAAGGGACACTCTTACAAACTTCTTTGCTAGATAATCAAAGGGGACAGTGAAGTCAGTAGTAGCACCGTCACCTGTATAAAAAGCAATAGTAGAAGCCATTAATAATCTTCGTTCATTAAGTTGTAAACACCCCATTTTAAGAAGGGGATATTAGAGAAACTTCTCACAGACTTAGCAAATCTAGTCCTAGCTTGTTCAGCCTGTTTCTCTGTGTAGTCATCACTAATACTAGACATGACCACATCCTTCCCATAGCCGCCAATGTTAGCTAAGGAAGCAACCGTAGAGTATGCAGGGAACATAGCTCTAAGATACTTGTCAGCATCAAAGCCCTGATAGGTCTCTGCCTTGTTAGCAAAGTAATCGATATCAGCAGTAGTCTTAACGCTAGGGTTGTAACCTGCAGTAGAAGCTACGAGAGCAGGGAATGCCAAGACAGAAGATCTCATGACACCGTTGATACCAACCTGAAAGAGAGTGTCCATAGTGACACCTTCATTCTTGTCATAAGCAATGGTCTGCTTAAGGTACTCTTCTCTCTGTTCTTCAGACATGCCTGCCATACCAATACAGGTATTAGTCATAGCACCCACAGTACCAAGAGCAGTAGACAAGAAGATGCTGTAAGCCTGACCTAAGGCATCGCCTTCAGCGGCTCTATTCATCATCTTTCTAATTCTCTTGTCATAGGATCTAATAGCAAAAGTCTTGAACTGCAGTAGCATCTGCATGAAAGGATTTCTCTTAGAACCCTCCCAAAGGAAAGTATCGCCGATGGTGTTCTTCTGGATCACCTCATGAGCAACATAGTCACCCAGTCTTCTGAGAGTAGCAAGACCCATTACATCGCCTGACATGAGATGCTGTAGGTTAGTAATAGAGATAGCACCATTCTTATCGACAGTAGTGCTTTCTCTAAGGAGCTTAAGCATCTTATCGAAGTTCTCAACAGACACACCGTTTCTAGCTAAGGTCTCCTTAGTAAGGAACCCCTTAGGTCTAAGAGACTTGTTATGGGCATACTGGATGAGTTCACCTAAGAACATGCCCTGTGAACCCTCAACAACGGAGTTCTCAGTAGACTGCAGAAACTTAGTAAAGGGGGACGCCTGTGCCAAAGACTCACTAGCGACAACCAACATAGCCTTAGCCTTGTTACCTTGGAATCTATGAAGTTGTCTCTCATAGGACTCCTGAGCAATGTCTCTGAAGACACCCGCATTCTTAACAGACAAACCAAAGATAAGTGACTGAGCATGACGCACATCAGCATTAGACATGCCATTCTTAGTCCAGTTATCAAAGAGTTCTCTGACAAGAGGAGTGTTCCTAAGAATCTGCACAGCACCATAGTGCTTTACAGCTTCACCCTGTTCAAAGATGTTAGCTACACCCATAAGGGCATTCTTAGAAAGGAACGTAAGGTTTCTCACAACATCAGCTACAGCACCAAGCCATGAAGTATTAATGTCAGCTCTACTACCGTACTTACCGTAGATCATATCTGCAGTAAGATTAAAGGCGCTCTGAATCTGTTCCTTCTTGAGACCCTTGCCAACAGACTTGTTCATCTCATCAACAGCAAGCTGATTAAGGTGTTCTCTAAAGGCCTGCTCTGAGTCAAAACCAAGACCCTGTACAATGCTATCGCCAGTCTTCTTATTGACATAGGTTCTGATAGCTTCAATAGGATTAGCTCTGAAGTCATCAATACCAACGCCACTAGCTCCTCTCTGAGTGGTATCCCAAGGGATTCTAGTAACATTAGGATCATACTTGGCATTGCCAGTACCATAGAGATTAAGAGTGCTAGGATTAGACTGATTCTGGTCTACCCAACCATAAGCATCACTACGAGCATTCTCTCTAACCCACTGATTGATCTCAGCCTGTGAGGGCTTCTCAGGGAGAGGTAAGGGAGCCTTATCGTACTTGTAGTTACGAATGGCCGTAGCTTCTTCCTTAGCACCCTTCTTCTGGATGTCACTGACTTCCTTCTTGAGCTTGTCTGTGGACTCCTTAGCTCTAGCTTTGGTATCCTCAATCTGCTTCTTGTAGCTTTCCTTCTTCTTAGCAATCCTGTCTGAAGCTTCTTGCTTTCTGAGATTTTCCTTCTCAGTGAGTTCAGCAATAGCCTTGTCTTTCTTAGCTTCAGCTTTCTCAAGGTCTTCGTAGGTCTTAGCCTTAGCTACGTTCTTCTTGTAAGCTTCATTAATTTCATCAAGCTTTGCATTAACCTTCTTGTCAATCTCTGAATGAGCTTTCTTAAGCTCATCAGGAAGGCCATCAATCTTAGCTTGAATCTCAGATACTCGATTCTTAGCATTGTCCTCAATGTTCCTAATTCTATTAAACCTATCTGAGGATTTCCTAGAGACTTCCTTACGGATAGTCTTTACCTCATTGACAGTCTCAGGTACAGCCTTCTTTTGGTGCTCTTCAATCTCTTTCTTATTAGCTTCGAGCTTAGGCTTGTAAACCTTGTCATAGTAGTATTGGTCAATCCTAGCTTTAACGGCAGGATTGGTTTCGTAGCCCTTAATAAGAGACTCAGCAATCTGATCGGTAAGAGTGGTAACTACATCACCTCTCTGACCCTTAGTACCCTGTATAGCTTCAATTCTATCAGACACCTTAATAGGATCTGCAACTCTCGGGAAGAAGTCCTGTACACCTCCTTCGGTAGTATAAGGAGCAATCATATCAAGACATTCTTTCTTGAAGGCTTCAAACTCAGCATTACCGTCAAGCTTAGTCTTAGCTCCGCCAATAGATCTGTAGAAGCAATCCATGACATCAGCATCAGAGTAGCCTTCCTTACGGAGGTTACCTACATGTTCCCTAGCCTGAACCTCAAAGTTAGTGAGATTGATCTCTGCATCCCTAAGCTTTTCCTGAGCAGTAATACCATCAAAGGTAGTAGCTACGTAATGGCCTTCAGCATCCTTAGTACCAGAGCCTCTATCAATGAAGATCTTCCTAAAAAGATCTACGGATTCTGAGTTCTGCAGTCTCTTTACGACACCCATAACAGAACCTACAGGAAGCCTTGCTTCAAGGTTCTCTCTAAAGGTGTTAATGGTCTTAGCCACTTCAGTAGAACCCCCAATGCCATTAAAGACTTCTGAAGGTAATTCTTTACCACCAAGCTCATAGTCTCTGATGATGTTGGCACGTCTAGCACTATCTCCTACATAAGTACCTGCCTTACCCATACCCTTAAAGGCAAACTCAATACCTGCACCAAACATGCCACCAACAATCATGTCTTCAATAAGGTCATGCTCGGCACCTGAGGTATAGGTTTCAAGTTGGTTAGACACGGCACCCAAGACAGCACCCGTGGCAACTCTGCCTGCCATGCCATATGCACCCACTACAGGAACATAAGACAGCGGATCAGAGACACCACTGCCCAATGAAGACATAAAGGATGAGAACATGTCAGCCTGAGCTTCAGCCATCTTGTACTCAAGGTACTCGTTATTGACCTTGACACGTCTCTTAACGTCATCCATACTGCCCGCACCATTGAGTACAGCTTGGTATCTATCGGAGTCATATCCGACCATCTGAAGGATCTCAGTCCTCTGATTAGCATCAGGCTTAAACTGTTCACCAAAGTAGTCCTGTGAGGCTCTGCCCATGTTGATGCTATTGATAAACCAGTTATGAGTCAAGCCAGAGAAGAAGCCGACATCAGGGGCTTCCGTTTGATCCGTAGCAGGATCATAGACATCAGACAGGCTAGCCCAACGCTTGCTACGAAAACCCTGACCCAAGAGGGTACTCCTAGAGGTATTCGTTAGAAGCTGACTCTTGACGACATCCCTGTACTGATCGTTAGTGAGATCTTTAACATCAAAAGCTTCAAGAGAACTCTGAACACCTTGATCGTTAGGTTCCTCAGGTTTCTTTACTTCTGCTAGTGGACTAGCTTCTGCTAGTGGACTAGCTTCTACTAGTGAACTAGCTTCTGCCTCAGCTATCTGTTCAGGTGTTTTCTGAGGAGGGGCTTTCTTAGCAAACTTATTGTCATCACCTAGATTGCTAATGTAGTTGTAAGTCTCCTTAGGGAGATCCTCATAGCGACCTTCCATGTATGCAATTCTAGCTTTAGTACCACCATTGTACATAGCAAGTGCACCATTGTAGTCACCCTTGGTCATCACCAAGTTATCCTTCATGATCCTAGCAGAAAGATCGAGGTTCACTGAAGGATCTGTAAGGGTATTTGGATCAATACCATAACGTTTTGCAGTCTTAGGGTTGATCTGCCCAAGACCTACGCAATTAGCCTTGGATACTGCATCAGGTCTGAAGCTAGATTCCTGAAAGATCTGTCTACGAAATCTATCAGGATCTAGCCCGTACTTAGTAGCAGACTGCAAAATAAGATCATCAAACTGTGAAGTGAGGTTGTTATTATCTGCCACTTTTATTCCTTATTTATCGTTGTACTGTTGATCACCGCCAAAGGTAAGACCTGGGTACTTCTCCTGAAGCATCTCCTGTCTTTCAACCCTATTGTAGATTTCATCACCAATGCTTTCAACAAGGTTTGAAGCTTCAGCTTGATTCATTGAGAAGATAGAGTTACCCGCACGGTCAGCTACAGTAAGCACGTTACTAGAGTTGTCAAAACTCAATGTAACATTCTTATCGGCATCCTCAAGGTATTTACTCGGAATCTCCTTCTTGATTCTAGCAAGAAGTTCTTTATCAGGTACTGTAAGACCACTCCACCCAGTAAAGAATGAAGACGGAACTGAAGTGCCCATAAGGTTCTTAAAGGACTTGTTGTACTCAGCCTCGGCCAAAGCTACAGCATTCTCAGCAGTTTCACCCATGCTCCTAAAAGCAAACGTTAAGGTAGTTACAAAGGCCTTACCATTGTAATCAATGTCCTTAGAATCCCCTAACATAGGGTCTTGAATAGCCTTAATAGCCTTATCTCTGATCTTGGTGATTTCCTTAGTATTACCTTCATCCTTAAGCTTCTGAATCTCAGCCTTACCTCTAATGATGTCTTCGATAGGTCTGCCTGAGCCTAACATTAGAGCCAATGCTCTAGCATCCTCTAAGTTCTTATCTGCACTAGAACCAATAATGCTACTGAAGTTATAGGGATCTGCTTTATACACTTCAATCAGGGTATTTACAGAATCCTTAATTTCCTTAGGGAAAGTCTTACTGGTCATAAACTCCTTAGTGGAGTCGTTAAGCCACTTCAGTGCATCATTAGCCTGATTAGTGAAATATTTTCTAGCAGAATTATCATTAAAGGGAAGATGAGGATTCTTAGCAATAGCTAGCTGATCCTTAAAGGTGAGAGTGCCAGTATCCACAAGGTACTGATAGGCTGTATCAATATCCTTATTAGTGATGCCCACAACATCCTTAGAAACTACAGGTTCACCTCTAGCAACCGCCTGTACATAAGCCCTAGAAGCTGAAGTCTTCAAAAGCTCGTCCTGCTGTTTCTTAAGTGCGATCGCATTCTTCTTAGCATTAGCTATCTGAACCTTTACTGCCGCATCGTAAGCCTTCTCAATGTCCTCGACTTCATCAGTAAGAAGACCGCCTGACTCTTCAAACTTAGAGTTTCTAAGAGCAAGTAGTTCTGCTGACTTACCATTGTTGGCCATAACGTTAAGGCCATTCTGGAAATCCAACTTAGCCTGAGCATCAGAGGCATACCTTACATTAGCATTCTTAATGACAAGATTCTTATAACCTTCTTCACCTAATACCTGACCAAAAGTAACCCCATCAAGACCGGGGATTTCCCTATCTTTAAGGTCTCTAATAGTCTGACTTGCATTAGGATTAGCAGAAAGAATCTCCAAGGTAGAAGACACCTTCTTAAGGGTATCATCAGGCTTCTCGTGAGCACCTGTGGTGAGTGTCTGTTCAGCAAACTTACCAACAAGAAGGTCTGCAGAGACATTCTTACTAGAGCTCACAGCGCTAAGTTCAGCGGCACTAGAGATCAAGTCCTGACTTCTCTGATAGGAATCCTCAACAGTCTTCTGTCTCAGCATCATCTTGACACGCTGATTAGGAGAATCTGAGTAAATACCCTTATTGAAGAAGTAGTCATTATCAGCATAACCAAAGGCTTTAGATGCACCTGCAGATTGTTCCTTCATGTACCTGAAGAACTCTGCATCAACCTGTTCAGGGGCCATGCCCTTGAACTCATTGGCATCTACACGAGCCTGAAAGTCCTGAGCAATATTACTGAAGAGAATCTTACCATGCTTCTGCTTAAGGGCGCTCATAGCAAGAGGGTCATCTTGGAATGGGACTTTACCCTCAGCCATCTGTTGCTTGTACTCTTCAAGAGAGTGGGACTGAAGGTATTCATCAGCTACATTCTCAGCTAATTCCTTACGTGCCTCATAGACACCCTGAATACCTTTAAAAGCCGCCCCAACAGCACCAAACCAGTCGTCAGCTTCTTCAATAGTCTTCTGAGGCTTGATCGTAGGAGCAGTAGCTTTGGATTCCCCTAGCTTTGTCATAGCAGAGTTAAAGTATCTCCACTGACCCCACTGATTTGCAATAGAAGTATTCCCGTCTGAATTTTTATAAGCCATTAGTAATAGTATCCTCTACGTCGTTGAGTAGCTTGCTGAAATGCGTAGCCATAGTTTGCAACTTGATTGTAGAACTTTAGGTACTTGTCATAGGAATCCCAGTTAGCAATGACTCTATCCATGAAGCCTGTATTAGATGCTGTAGAAGACGCCGCATTAATAGCGGTTGTGCCTGTGGACGCATTAGAGGTAAGAGCGGCAACACCACCTGCACCTCCTGTAACTTCAAGAGCAGAGACACCACCTGCGACATTGGCTCCAGTAACCGTAGGAGCGGCACTACTGATAGCGTCAACACCTACTTCAGCCGCTAGCATGCCACCCGTTTTGCCACCCGCAGTGCCACCAATAGCACCACCAACAGCACTAGCCGCACCTGCCGTAGCGGCACCTAAAGCGGCACCCATAGCAACACCGTTAACAAACTGGCCGAATGCCTGTGTGCCATGAATATAGGATGCACTAAGCTGATCCTTAGCTTGTTCAACTTCAGCCTTAGTAGAGATGTACAAGGCTTCCTTCTGCCCCCTGATGTTCCACACATCATTGAGATAGGCTTCCTTATAGGAAGTCTTCTGCCTAGCCGTCTGACCCCTAACAGTCTGCAGGATCTTTTCTGAAGATCTGCCTTCGGTACCAGTCTCAGCTAGTGCGGCTTCAAGCTGTGAGTTATTCTGATATGAATTAAGGGACATCGTAAACAAGTCCACAAGAGCTGAGTCATATCTAGATCTCTCTTTTCTATCAAGAGCCGCTTGATTATAGTTGTAATTCCTCTGCAGATACTCCATCTGCTTTAGGAACGCTTTGGTCTTTTGCTTGTTTTGTTTGGAGATGTTATTAATTGATGAACCACCACCGATGATACCACCAATAACAGCACCTGCAACTACACCACTCATTCTTTTAGTAATTCCTCTCTGTTAGTTGTTAAGAGAATCCACTCATCAGTGAACTCCTTCTCAGCTTCCTTGACATCCTTAGAGTCAGTCCTAAAACACATCGTGATGTAAGTATCTTTGACAGCCCTAAATGCCTGTCTGCGTCCTGCCTCAGCTTTGATAACGTTATACCCCTCAAGTCTCCCTACAGTGTTACCTAAGGTCACATAGCAGTCACCACTAACAATGACAGTTGTGGGGATCTTAATCAAAGCTCCAATTATAGCTACGTCCTTAGGTACTTTACAAGTCCTGTAGTAAACACCTTCATGAATGAATTGTTCAATTGGAATATCAACATCATCACAATGCTCAATAGCGTACTTAGCCATTTCACAAAGGATGTTATTCTGTTCTGGAGTGAGGGGTAGTAACGTCATACTGCTGAGTTCCTTCTAATGTAAAGTCCTTCCCAACCACCTGAAATAATGTTAAGCGGTTGAGGAGCATTCGAGGATACACTAATGGCAACCTCATTGTTATCATCTTGTACAGGGAACTTAAACTTACCTGTGTACAAGTTATTAGCACCAAGCTTAGTTCGGGATTCACCTAGGTTTCTACCTGTGAATGTATACTTGAAATGCTTGTTCTTGATTTCGTTGTTAACATGACAATCAAAGACACCAGACTTAGAGTAGTTAAACCAGTAATACCTAAGCTGTAGTCTTCCCTCGTCTTCTGAAACAACACCACCACTAGCTGTAGATTTCTTAATGTTCTGCTTAGACAAGACAGTATAGAAGTAATAGGAAAGGCCTATGAAGACACTCTGACCCCTATGGTCGCCATAGAGTCTGAGCTTACCTTCAGCTTCATCCCAATCATCAAACTCCCATACAGAACCGTCCTTAGAAACTACATAGTACGAATACTCACCAGTATTCTTGGAAACATATCCATAGACATTCTTAAGTGAGAACTCAGTGTAATCCTCAAAGTCGCTGTACTTAGCGTCCTCAGGGATCTTGTATTCGACCTTTCTATCCATGAAGAGTCTTACAGGCTCCTCAGGGAAGTCAATGGTGTTTCCAGTCAGCTGTGCCTTATCAAGGAACAGTCCATTAGGAGAGTTAATAAGGAAGTAAATAGTTGAGCCTACAAACTCTGCTAGGACTACCTCAGTACCCTTGTACCCAAAGACCCACTTAAACCAAGACTGCTGTTCACTTACACCATTCTGCAAGATAAACTTATAACAGAACACAGTGTTAGGATTGTTAGTATTCACCAACGTAACAACATTCTCAGTTGTATTTCCTGACAATCTAGTGACACCCCTAGGGATGTACGTAGGAATATGTGCAGAGACATCCTCAGCATCCTTAAGGTCAGCTACGTCCTGCAATGAATAGTATCTCATGAGAGAGCTGTAGTTAACTCTGTCATTGACAAAGAAGATACTCGGCCCGACACTGATAGGCTGAACCTCAGGATTGTAGTCAAAGTTAGTGATTTGGTCACACTTAACACTCTTAGGAGTCATGACACCATCACTAGACAAGACAAACTGTCCTTCTCTAGAGAACAGCATAAGCTCTCTAGCAAAGGGGACTGCATGTGTAAGCGTAGCTACTTTGTTAGAAGACACTGAAACGTCAATAGGATCAGTATCAGCAATAGCGGCTGAAGACTTAAACCAGAAATTAAAGAAGTCGTTAGTTGAGCTAAGAATGATAGACTCATCCGCAATTACGCCTAGTCTGTTTCTATAAAAGAAAATATCATTAATACGCCGACCAATAAAAGACGGATCAGGATTAGTGTCTTCATTACCAGAACCTCGGTCTACCCAAGGTAACTTCTTAAGTTTAAAGCTACCATCAGACTCTCTGACAATAGCATGAGGCATGTTCTTAGGTTCAATCTTATAGGGAATTCTAGGTGCAATAGTTTCCTTCCAAACCTTATGAAGGTCATTCCACTTAACGTAGAAGTCATCATCCTCTGAATTCTTTTCACCAGAGATCTGCATAATGTAACCTTCAGGGGCAATCGGAGGGAGCTTATTCACAGCCGTAACCTTACCCATGTAGGCAATAGCATTCTGATTACCAAAGCCGTCCTTAACGAGTACCTTAGGCGGTGTCCATCCAGATTTAGCTTGAATGGTAATAATGGAGTCACCAACAAGGCCAATCTTATAATTGCTAACACTAGCAGTTGACCTAGAATACCCCATAGAAGCTCTACCGCCCAACTGATTTAGGAGATCGTCATAAGTTCCTCCTACGTCAGGGTTAGTACCATCAGGCTTCTTACCTGTAGACATTAGCGAATAAAGAGCTCTTGCAATGAATGCCGTTGTAGTCTGAACTGCCTGTTTAGCTTCGCCACCGTCAGGAGTAATCACACCACAAATATACTCCCCTTCAATATAGATAGCGTAGGTCTTAGCGTACTGTGCATTCTTAATGTACACAAGAGCAGTGTCTGATGCACCCGCAGAGGAAGTTCCACTTACAGCATCTACAACCTTCTCAGTGTTCAAGACAAAGGTATAGTCAGCTACAGTAACAGCCTTAAGGGATTCCTTCGGGTTGTCTGCAATGATGTATTGTCTATCCTCATCAGTTTCAAAAGAGCAAGATCTAGCGTTACCTTTAAGGTCAAACACTTGGAACTCACCACTGCCTAACTGAAGGATGTACTGTTCTGTTTCATCTCTGTTGATGATGTGGTACTTCTTCTTATTGGTGTCTACTTTGTCTGAGATACGCTTAACGTGGATCGTAGGAGGTCTCTTTTGGAGCCCCTCAACCTCATTAGGGAAACCATTGATAAGCTCAGTAACCTGATCGGGAAATCTGATAATGTCAGGCTGTTGAGAGACACCACCCTTGAATGAGGGCACGCTTTGAGAAACCAAAGGCATACCTTAGCTCCTCTGAATCTGTTGAGAGATAAACGAGTCGCCGCTGTAAATATTGTACTCGCCAGACATAAGATCATAGTCTACAATGTCTGCATAAGCAATAGCTTCTTCATACTGCAGTGAAGCATCAATATCTGCACTAGTCAGGTACTTTACCTGAAAGGTTCTTGCGGCTTTCACCGTAATGTACTTACGGAAGACAACGGGAAGCTCTTCGAATGGAAGCTTCTTAACAAGTTCTGTAACAGTAAGACCTTCAGGGAACTCATTGGTATCCGTCTCAAGGTCGAAAAAATAGCCCGATCTGTTAACTAGCTTGTAGCCTGAAGAAAACACCCTGATATAATCATGGGCAAAAGGCACAAGCCCAGTATCAGAATCGGGCGTAAGATAAACGTTATTAAGAGTATTGAAGCGATAACCCCTAGATTGAACTTCGGTGCTAACTGCACTAAGGATGCGTTTAGCATTCAATACATCCACATTAAGGTCGTCCTCAAGTGAGTTTACAGGACTTGAGCCTACGGACGACAGGATTTCATTCACAGCATCAAGTTCATTACTAGGCGTAAGAATCATTACTCTTCCTTATTGTTATTGTTTTTAGGCTTTCTAGCAGGTCTCTTAGTGGGGGTAGCCTTCTCTCCATTAACACGAGCCTTAGGTTCGTCAATAGGGAGACCAAGAGCCTTAGCCTCCTCAAAAGAGAGAGCACTACCCCACTTGCTTAACTGACAGAAGAACGTATTGCTATAAGCCTCGTGGATTCTGTCAAGAGTCATTATTAGACCTGAGCCGTCTCAACAAAGACACCCACGGCTTCGGGACGAAGACCGCCGTGACCCATAGCGTACTTAGCAATGATCTGGTCAGCCTGATATTCAGCGCGGCGGGCACGTTCCATAGCAAGATCCTTAAGCTTCACCGTACCAACAGCGGAACGATGGAAGACAATGCCCTGAAGCTTAGCGGCAGTAAACTTCGTATTAAGCTTATGCTTACCGTCAACACCATCGTTGAGAAGGTGCGGGACTTCAATCACTTCGAAACCGCAAATCGTCTGGAGCTTACCAGAGTTCGGATCGAAGAGGGCCTGATAGTTAGCGGAGTCAGGCATAAGAGCCTTAATAAGAGCAGAGTAGCCTTCAGGCGTAAGGAGGCAATAGCGGTCGCCCATCGGAACATAGTTCTTCGTAAAGGCGGCACGAGCGGCAAGAAGACCTTCAATGATCTTATTGCCATAATCAGCGGACTGCGAGATAGCAATGCCCGTTTCAAACTCGAAAGCCTTGCCAGTACCCTGAACCTTCTCGGCACCAACACCATTGTCAGGGATATTTTCCGCGGCTTCAGGGGCCTCCTTAGCGGCCATATTAGCAAGTTCATTAATAATAGCACAGTCAGCAGACTGAGCAAGGGCTTCACCAAGCTGACGGGAGTATTCAACTCGAACGTCATAGTGATTCATCGCGTCATCAATATCAGTGATAAGGCAGTCAGCGGTAAGAAGACCGTCAATAGCGATGACCTTTTCAGAGTGTTCAAACTTCTTACGCTGATCGTCAAGAGAGTTGCCCGGTGCAAGGTACTTAGCACGGGTACGGCCCATAACAGCGAACGACGCTGACTTACCATGGTCAATCGTTCGAACCTGATGACGAGACATCATCACCGTATTACGGGCGAAGGCAGTCAGGACTTCACCTGAAAAGACCTTCATAAAGAGAGCATCACGATCACCTGCAGAGAGCTTCTGACCAGGATTAGAGATACCAGTAGCGGCAAGAGCGGCCATTGTTTATAGTTTCCTATTAAAAATTAAAAAAGATTTGTTGTATTAGAGTTTAAAAATTAGTTGCCCACATCTGCTGTTCAACCATACGGGTATACCCTGCATCACGACCGTAACGAGGATCAGACATAGCCTTAATCACGTCAGCCTTGCTAGTGTAACCCTTAGGTGAACCCTTAGGAGCTGATGCACCACCATGAATAGACTTCTTAGCGGTACCCATCTTGGCAACCATCTTAGCCTTCATACCTTCAAGCATAAGAGTGATTGCATTGATGTTGTTGTTGTCGATGGCTCGATTAAAGGCGTCAATAGACTTCTTAGTGAGATTCTGAGAAGCCCAATTGACAATGCTACGGTATTCCTTTTCACCACCAACAAACTCATAAATAGCCTTGGTGAAACGTTCCTCCATAGCAACACGACCTTCAATAAAGGCTTCAATAACTTCAGGCGGATAGCCTGCCTTATTGAGTGCTTCAATAGTCTCTTCGGAAAGAGAACCACTGGTCTCATATTCCTTGACTGCACTATTGAAGTCGACACCCTTACTCTTAAGGTCTTCCTTAATCGAAGAAATTGCCTTACTGTGCTTGTCTACTTCTTCCTGAAGGTCTTTCTCACCTTCTTCCTCATTATCTGCAGTAGACTCGCCACCTTCTTCGGCATTGCCTTCGGTATTAGTGGAAGGTTCTTCCCCCTCAGTTTCGACAGGGGGAACACCTTCATTGTCATCATACTGAATCTGGTCAGTGCTAGATTCCATGATTTCAATGCCATTAGCCTCAGCTTCCTGCTGAAGAGACGGCGTATCATAAACTTGAGAATTGTCTTCCATTATTTATTATTCCATTTGTGATTTAGCTTCCTCAGTAGCAATCTGTGCAGAAGCGTCAATACCCTGCTGTTGTGCATACTGTTCCATAGCGGCCTGCTGTTCTGCCTGAAGTTCCTCAGGGGTCTTCACAAGACCAGTAGCGTCAATATGAGCCGCCGCAAAGATTCTAGTAGCCAAGTTACCTACGTTAAGAGCCTGAAGGAATTCAGGGAACTGTTGCATAATCTGCAATGCCTGAGCAAGATTGTTAAGATCCTGACCTCTACCAAGAGCGTCAACACCCGTAATAATCGTAGGTTCAATCTCAGCAATACTCTCATCAAGAACAGGGAGCAAACCCTGAGACTGCATCTGATTAAAGATACAGCCCACAAGAGGGTACTGAAGCTCCTGAGACAAGAGAGAATAGACACCACCCAAGGTGTCTTCAAGTTCACCTGCGACGTACCTAATCTCTTCTGCGGTAACTCTGTCTCTACCTGCCGCACCACTCTGAACTGCAGAGTTCAAAAGGAATGCGTAAGACAATCGAGATTCAATCTGCTGTGCCGTAGTCAACACAGTAGACATGTCCATGCTCTTATTCAACTGCATGGGAATCACGTCTTCCTGTCGTCCCCTCACGAAGGCACCATTCTCAGCCTTAGCCAAGGCTCTAATGTTCGTCTGACAAGCAGGAGAAACCAAATAGAGAACCTTGGATGCAACCATAGACATCTCTACAATTGCCTTAGAGAGGTTCTCAAGAGAGATCAAGTCACCCAAATAGTCCTCAACGAAGGATCGACCATAATGTTCACCATCCTTCTTAGTGAATCGCAAAGGAATCCAAGGAGTCTTACCTGCAGGGTACTGCTGTTCAGAACCTGCAATGACCTCACCTGCGATTTCCTGATAGGTTTCCCAATGATAACCTTCACCTTCAGCAACCCTGTAGATATGCGTATAGATTTCTACCTTCTCATTGAGAGACTGGTCACCAGTTTCAGGGAGCAAAGATTGAATGTTATCAGGGAGTGATCCTCTAGCTACAGTGTCCTTAGCGATAATCTGAAGGACATTGCCAATAGCATCTCGCTGTACCACATACTCTCTAAGACTATAGCATCTCATACCACCCTCAGCAGGAGGGAGAAACAAGAGAGCATTACCTGCAATGATCAACTGCTTGATTGCTTCAAAGAGAGTAGGTCTGAGAGATTGAGACTCCATATACTTGATCATCTGCTGTTCCATAAGTGAAAGACCATATTCAATATTGTCTTTCATCTGGGTATCTCCAGATTCATTCAGCATGATGGTTGATTCAGAGTCAAGCCCAAGTCTAAAGAAGGGCTGATTCGGAGGCAGAAGAGCCAAGAGAAGCTTAGAGGCAAGATTGTTAAGACCTCTAGCGCCTACGGAGTTATACGGTGTAGTGTAGTTCGTGCCACCATCATCAGATTCCTTAGGGAAAAGCATAGGAATCGTGTAGGTCGCACACTTCTCTGCTCTCTGAGTATACGGGTCTCGGTCGGTAGTCAGTTTGTCATAGGTAACCTTAGCACCCTCAAGAGGGATGTTACCTGCAGTATGTTCAGTATTAGTTGCCATTCCAACCTTCCATTACCAGTCCCAACCATCCATAATTATTCCTTAGACAATGTTACGACCTGCACCAGTAGCAGGGGTGTCATTCTTGGTGATCTTCAGGGCCTTCTTACCCTTGCGGTACTTAACCTTGGTAGTTTCTTTCTTCTGCTCGGCTTCACCTTCCTGATTGGTCAATTCAAGTTCAGGAGCAGGAGTAGGTGCCTCAACAGCACCACCACCACCACCGCCAGAGCCACCACGGTAAGCACCAAAACTAACAACCTTAGCCACCTTCTTAAAGGCTTTCTTAATCGAGAATCCCATTTAAATTTCCTTATAAAATGTTTTGTATGAAGAATAACCTAGGTGTTTCTCATAGGTATTCTCCAACATCTTTCTATTAGGGAGATTCGCATTAGAGAACATTACCAGTTTAAAACCTTTATCTTTGGCAATCTTTTCTAAGACATACGCCAAGGCTCTAGCTAAACCAACACCTCGCTTAAAAGCTACAGTGCATTCTTCGTTAATAACTTGGATACTCGTAGGTGCATACCAAGGACTCCCCCAAGACACTAGGGATGCACCCACGAGTTCCATACCCTTATCATAGCAACTAAGTACACAGTAACCTCTATTATCTTCTGATAAGACAATCTGCTTTAGAAAATCATAGACAATGTGCTTACTAGAATACTTAGAGACAAACGGAAGGGAATTAGGATTGTATTTAATCAGCTCAATTCCCTTGTCAAAAATATAATCTAAGATCTTAATGTCTTCTTTACCTTTTAAGACACAAATCTTATAGACCTTACTAGAGGGGATTAGTCCCTCGTGCAGAACCAACATAGTCAATCCTTAAGGCTTTCTTTCCCTTATTCTTTTTGCGTTCTTCAGATTCCTCAGCTCCAAGCTCAGGGGCCTCAGGCTCAAGAACAGGGTTCTCAATAGCAGGAGCATTGACCTTAATGTCAGGAGTCTTAGGCTTCTTAAAAAGAGCCCCCATAGTTAGCTATCTCCATTAATTAGTTTGTTTATTATAATGATCTTCAAGATAAGAGATAACCTGTTGGATACCCATAAGGAGATTACGGTCATCAGAGTACCAAATCATCTTACGGATATCGAAGTCCTTCTGGATTCTCTCAAGGAGCTCCTTAGGAATGTACGGGAAATCTTCATCAATATCAACCACGTTATTGTTATCAAGTTCCATAGTGTATGTGTTCCTTAGTCTACTAGGGGATACTAATTAAAATTTGTCTTGTTGTCTTAGGAGTACATTTTGGGGTTGTACAGAGGAGGGATCTCACCTTCAGTGAACCTAAGGAAGTCCTCCTTACGGAGAATTCTAGCCATCGTACACTGCAGAATAGCATCGTCTTCAGTAAGCCCCTGCTTCTCATAAGCCTTGACCACAGCATCCCAATAGGACTCCACAGGAGTAGCATCAAGGAGCCTCTTAGCCTTTACAGGGCCATACGTAGGACATCCCTTATAGCCATCCGTAGTGTCACCAATGAGAGTCTGATACATGAGCCAATACTTTGATTCACCCTCAGTAATGTCTTTAAATTCACCTCTACCAAAGTCAAAGAATTTAGACGGAATAGTCTTAAAATCCTTATCCATAGACACAATAATAGCGTCTTTATAGGTAGTAGCATAAATACCGATTACATCATCAGCCTCAAGATATTTAATTGGCTTAATTACGATATATTCAGGGTTATTGTAAACCCATTCAATCAAGGCTTTATAACAGGTAGGCTTTCGGGAATTCCTTCGATTACTCTTATATTCAGGAAGATAATGCTTTCTAAAATTCTCCTCATCAGAGAAGAAAAACATCATATCTGAAATAGAATAATCTTCAAGAGTGGTTTCCTTTAGAGCAAACAAAATGTTATCCAAAAGATTCCTAAACTGCTCAACGGCATCCTCAAGGTAAGCATGACAAGTCCAAAGACCATCACCCCAGTCGATGTCCTTTTGGACACTAGAGGATGCCTTATAGGCAAGGATATCTCCGTCAATCAATAGCTTGGCCATAGTAGATATCCTTATGGTAGTTATAGAGCTCAAGGCCTTCAGTAGTCAGGTGCCACTTGTTGGTAGGCTTGCCAAAGCAGAAGCACGTAATGTGACCACGAGATGCCGCCTCAGCTACAAGCTTAGCTTTGTATCGACAGAAATCAGACTGAAGCTTAGGGGTATGAGCGTCAATATACCCAAGGAACATAAGATACTTGTGCATTATTCGTAGTCCTCCTCATCATCATCACCCCAGTCGTAACCAGTCTCAAGCTCAATGTTGACATCCTTAAGTGCTTCAATGATAGCCTCTTCAGTAGTCGTGTCATAGAGCTCACGGACTCCATTAGGAGTCTCCAGACGGGCATTGAGGTAACTCCCGTCCTCATCTCGTTCGTACCAGTAAATGATTTTGATTCTCTTATTCGTATCCATTGATTTTCTCCGCAAAGATTTCAAACGTATGTTCAGAAAGATACTTACTAGATTTAGAACTTTCTGAGAAGATTGAGAAGCTCATTGACTTATGACCTTCAGTATCCTTATAAGGAAGCATCCAGACTTTATCATGGAACACCATAGCTACATAGTCGTAGTCTCCTTCCTTGTAATCAGGATGACCACATCCACCAAGCCTAATCTGAATAAACTCATTACCCTTAGCAGAGGACTTTACAGCCTTCTTAACTTGAACCTTAAGGAGCTTCTTGCCTGTGTCAATAATCAGATCGTACTTGCTCTGAGTGAACAGAGGATAGCTGACAACAAAACCCCTTTCAGTAGCCTTGTAAGCTACAAAAAGTTCGCTAGAAGCTCCATTAAAATGACAATTAATACCTTTCAGTGACATGAATACCAGTTATCTCCAATTTTACCTTCAGTATCCAACTGACAATTAAACTTAAAGAACTCCTGAGTCTGTCTCATAGACTCCTGAGCAATTCGTACACAGTCTTCTGCAATCTCTTTGGTTCTACAGGCAACCTGTACTTCATCATGCACCCAAGCCATCATAGCAAAGTCTCCATCCCAACCGTGCTTGTAGCCTGCTTTACGCATATTCTCCTCAACAAGACACACCCACTTCTTACAAATTAGGGCACCTGCAGACTGCAGGATAGTGTTCAGAGCCGAGTGAGGGCTTCGCACATAAACAAGGCGGCGATCAAGCCCAAGAATATGATGAGAAATATTAAGAGTAGGGCAATCAGGGTGGACACGTTTCTTCCATTTTACTTTTTGAGTGTTACCAATCCATTCGGAGGACTCCACAAGAGCCTTTTCGATGGAGCTACAGAGCTTCTTATATGCAGGTACAGCCTTAAAGAACCTTTCCTTAAGAGCCTTACCGTCCTTAGCAGTCCCGTTGATGACAGCCCCAAGCTTACCATCACCACCACCATAGAGCATACAGTAGATCATGGTCTTAGCTTGGTCTCTCGTAGGAAGCCCTGCCATCTTCTGATTATGGGTGTGAATGTCACCCTCAAGGATTTCCTTTATGTAAGCCCCGTTGTCAAAAGGATACAAAAAAGACCCAAAACAACGAAGTTCGAGACCAGAAGCGTCGATACCTGCCTCAAACCAGCCTTTAGGTACTGTGAACAGAGACCTACACTCCTTACCATATGGAGACCTTCCTGCAGGTACCTGTGCAACATTAGGATATGAATGAGTTGCACGACCAGTAACAGCCCCATTAGGATTGACAGAACCATGAATTCTGTAGTAACCATCTTCATCCTCAACCATCAGTTTAAGCCAAGCATTGTCACCCTCAGCAAGCTGTGCGATACGCTTGTTAATCAACAGGTACTCAAGGATCTTAGGTGTCAGAGGGATACCCATAGCAGACTGAAGGGTGTCTTCATCAACCTTAGGGGCACCCGTAGGTGTAACCTCAGTAGGCTCCCAACCTCTTTCCATAAGCACCTTAGCAATGTGACTACGGGAATTAGGGTTAAAGGTAACCTCCTCATACTGAGGATAAGGAACACCTGCTTTAATTCCTTTCTTAGCGTTATCTCGCTTGTAGATCTTGTCTCCCTTGTAGACAGTCCAAGAGCCTACCTCAGATACAAGGCTCTCATAGATCTCCTGTCTCTTTGCAGAGAGTTCAGCATAAAGCTTTACTGCCGCATCTTTATCAAAGACAAACCCATTACGTTCCTGCTTAGCCATCACCCAAGCAATGTCATGCTCAAGCTGAATAGCCTTCAAAGGGTAACCCTTAGCCATCAGCTTCATGAACAACTTAAGGGTAACCACAACGTCCTGCTTGTTGTACTCATACATCTCAGGAGTGAACTTGTCCCATGCGTCCTCATGTTCGCCATAGGTGCCCTTCAGTTCCCCCATACGGTAACCATAAGCCTTCAAGCTGTGGGAACCATAGAGAGCCTTAGGGAGCTTTCCAGAACGCATAAGGCCAACGTCAGTGTCCTTGATGTTCGAGTAGATCAGACGAGCAAGAACAAGAGTGTCAATACAGACATCTCGAACATCAAACTCAAACCTCTCACCCTTGAGCTTCTTAAGAGCAGGGATGTCGAACTTGCAGATGTTGTGACCGACGATGTTGTATCCACTAGTACCATACTTATTCAGGGCATCAAAGAACTCATCAAGATCCGTGTAGCCAGTGTACAAATCAGTATAGGAGTCGTACAACCAACCACACCAAAACCTCTTGGTCGTATCAAGCAACCCATCAGTTTCAATATCGAATACAATATATTTGTCTTTAATTGTCAGCATTTTCTATTCCTTAAATAGCTTTGCTTATTTCTTATTACTAAAAGATCCTACAGGAACACCAATGTAATAGAGATCACCCACATGGCAATCACGTAGATCTTGAATACCAGAAAACTTAGGTCTCTGTACTCAGCAGAATGCTCATACTCAGCGGCTAGAAGCACAGGGGCAATAGGAAGCAACAGGAGTGTCCAAAAGCATGAGAGGACACGATCCGCAAGAGACATGTCCTTGTCGTAATACCAGAAAGTAAGCGGGGAAATAAACTCTTTAAAACTCATTATCAAAACTCCGATTCAAAGGGGCAATCTTCAGACCCCTGTGGGCAATCCTTGAGCCTCCCTGTTTCAGGGTCATACTCAAGGTAACCACTGACACCAGTGTCCCCGCAAAAGCGATTCTTAAGGACTCTGAGAGTCAACACATTAGGATTGTCACCCTGTTGGTTTCTCTCAAGACCAATCACCATGTCAGAGAGCTGTGCAATAGCTCCAGAGCCTCTAAGTTGACTAAGGGACACCTGTGCCCCCTCTTCGTGACCCTTCTTCTCAGGACGCTTAAGGTGAGACACTACGAACATGGTAGCTCCAGTCTCTTCCACGAGCGAACGAAGGTTTGTCATAAGTTTGTCAATAGCCTTACGTTCACCGCCATCCTCATCAGTGTCCATACCAGAGACCACAATGGAGATATGGTCAAGGAAGATACGCTTACAACCAAGGGACACAATCATATACCTAAGCTTACTAAGCAGATTACCTGAATCAAGTGAGCCAAAATGGTCGTATAGGAAAAATTTTCCATTCCCAATTGTTTCATTAAAAGCTCTGCCTCGTTCATCTTCATCTGCACCCTCAGGGTCGAGTATGAGTCGCTTATTGAGATGAATCGACATGAGTTCCAACCCAGTTTTTCGAGTAGATTCTTCAAGAGCAACAATTCCGCAAAGTTCTCCCCGCTGAACACCAAAGTAGTATTCGAGTTCTCTGAGGATTGTGGATTTACCCATTCCACTACCACTTGTGAAGACATACAGTTCGCCATGTCTAGCTCCTTTAGTTTTGTTCTGAAGAGCAACCCAAGGGTACTCCACAGAATCCTTAAGATCATCAATATCAGTTACACATTTCTCGTATAAGTCAGTACCCGCAACAATCCCATCAGGCCTGTAAGGCTTGGCATTCCAGATAGCCTGAATAACATCACTGCCTTTGCCTTCAAGGAGACACTCATTGGGGTCTTTCAAAGGAAGGTTAGCAATGAAAGCCTTACCTGCAGGCAACACCTTGGCACACTCTTCACAAGCCTTGCGACCGGGTTCATCCATGTCAAACATGAGAACCACTTCTTCAAACTTGTCAAGGTACTCAAGGTTATCTTCAATAGCCTTCTTAGCCGCTTGAGCCCCATTAGGAATACTCACAACAGGCCACTTGTTAGACTGAAGCTGACTCACAGTAAGACAGTCAATCTCACCCTCAGTAATTACGATCTTCTTACCAGAGGCCCACAACTGAGAACCAAAGAGTCGATTAGAGATCTTACCAAGGACTGCAAAAGTCTTATCAGGAAACCTAAGTTTCTGACCTACGATGTTACCGTTGTCATCATAGTAGTTGGCTACTTGACAGGGAGTTCCCTTGTAGTCACCTACCATATACTTGAACTTAGAACAGGTGTCCTGATTGATCTTCCTTGCAGAAAGATAAGACACATCAAGATCATCAAGAGGAATACATTCCTTACACATGGCACTCTCCTTTTTATGGATTACTTCCCCATCAGCTCTAAAATACGAATTACAAGAATAACAATAACGATGGCCATCGCTAAAGACTCCACAGGCGTCAGAGGAGCCACACTTAGGACAAGATTCATGATAAAGAAACGTACTCTCTTGATAGTCTTTCATTTTACAACAGGTAGTTTTCTACGAGATAACGAAGGCTCTTCCAACCAGTAAGATTAGCATACTTGCGATAGTCGTCATCTCGAATGCAAGCATGCTCCATAGGAGACATATGCCTGCCATCATAGAGGCGATCGTACAGCTTCATATCCTTCTCAAGGTCAGGATTAGAACCATCATGATTATTATAGCTCACTCGGGCACATCGTGCGGCAGAGATCTTCATGAGTGTCTTATAGTTCTCCTCACCGATCTCCTTAATGTCCTCATCAGTGATGTACGGAAGGGACACGACAGTATGCACCTTATCTGCACCCATTCGAGCAAAGATGTCAGGGCAGTCCTTACGAGGAACGCTAACCTCAAGAACACCTACTTCCTTGTTACGGTAACGATCCATCTCATCATAGATGACTCTTGCAAGCTGTCGGATTTCAGGCTGTGCATCAGGTGCAAGCCTAAGCATAAAGAAGTTGTACCATTCGGTAGCCGTAACGATCACCTTAATGAACTGGAATGGTTCAAGAATGCGATTGACGTGTTGCTTATGGATACCCATGCGTTCCATCATCTCAGCAGTCTTGCAGGCATTCTCTGCGGCTTCACCCCAAAGAGCATAGAATTCAGTAGCAGTGACTACATCGGCCTCTGTCTCACCCGCCATGCCCTTCTGATTCATGAAAACCTTAGGAGGAATCACAGGATTATTTCGCACCTGTTCAATCATACGCTTCACAGGGATAGCACGGGAGCTACTGGCATTACGTGAGAAGACACGATGTGTCATAAACTCACTGTGGATATATCGAGGGTAAGTCAACTCAAAAGTCCACAGGTTTTCATGATGAACGAGACACTTAGCAGTACAAATAGTCATTCTTCATCATCCTCTTCATAATCATCATCTTCCTCGTCTTCTTCATCAAGAGATTCAAGATACTCCTGATACTCGTCTTCCCAACGAGCTTCCCAATCCGATTCAATACGATCAATTTCCTTTTGAGTCTGCATATAAGCCTCTTAAAATAAAAGTGGTACCCTAGGAGGGACTTGAACCCTCACGAGCCTTGCTTCTCCACTGATTTTAAGTCAGTTGTGTATACCTATTTCACCACTAGGGTATATTGGCGGAAGTAGTAGGATTCGAACCTACGGATCATTTCTGACCACTGGTTTTCAAGACCAGAGCATTCAGCCACTCTGCCATACTTCCAGAATTTTTTGGGGTTACCGTTGCCCCATCGGATCTATTTCGGTAGACATCCTAGTCGGGAGCTACCCGACCTGCTAAGAGCCGTAGGACTTCCTCACTTCTCCTATTGTGAGAGGAGTACAATCAAACAGCGTATTTGGTCTCTCCTACAGGATTCGAACCTGTGACCATATGCTTAGAAGGCATATGCTCTATCCAACTGAGCTAAGGAGAGTTAATAGTATTCTGTAATCTGACGAGAGTTAGCCTTACGGATCTTGTAGTAAGTAAAGCAACTCTCAGGATTCGCATTCAACACAGGCGCTCTGATGATATTCTCATCATTGTACTCGTCATATGTGTAGTAAACGATGTAATAGATGGGTTCATCTGCAGTTGCATCAAAGAATACACAAGAGCATTCGCGGGTAAAGCCATAAGCACTGAGAATTTTAATCTCATCCCTATAATACTGCTTGTCATCCACCACTGCACATCCTGAATTACCAATAAGATCTTCAATATCCCACTTATTAAGTACGATATAGTCTTCTTCCATAGTGCCCTCACTTGTGTAAGTTAATTATTGCTTCAAGGCGTCTGTTGGTGTCTCTGAGTATTTTAACACCTTCCCCATGTAGCTCTGCACCTTCTGACAATAGCTGTCTACATACGACGACTGACTCTGCAGTAACTCTGTCGGTATGTTGCATGATGGCTTTGTTTCCACTGTTGATGTTGTATTGCAACCTGTTAATCCGCTTATCAAGAGCAGATTGCACAGCATCAGTGGTAGCCATGTCTTTAAGAAGTAAGTTAATCGTTGCATCTTTTCCTTTGGTTACCTTATCAAGCTTTGCAATGTACTCTTGTTGGGTTGATACTAGGATCTCCCTATACTTGTTCTCTTCATAGGAAGATCCTAGGTACAAACCAACAAAGAACGCAACACCAATGATAACGGCTTTAACGTATCTAAACATGTCGCTTCTCTCTACTAGCGTACACTAATAGCCTACATAGACGATATCGCCCTCTTGTACGTCATCAATGCAACCATTGCATTCCTCAAAGTCTGCCTTAGAGAGACCTACCTTCTCTAGAAAGGTTTCTTTCTTAGAAAATTTAAGGAACTTAGCACCCTTACCGTACCATGACTTAACATCAAAACAGGGACAGTCCTTATGGACTCCGTCAAAATCTCGATGACCACATACAGTGACCTCATCGTTATATACCCCTCTCAGGTAATCAATAAGGACTCTAAGGGACTCCTTCTGTTCCTTAGTGAAATTGTCAACGGACTTGCCATTGCGATCGATGCCACCGATCAGGCAGATACCTACGGAATCGCTATTGTGCCCTTTGACATGTGAACCCACGGCATTCAGGGATCTACCCTCCTGAATAGTGCCATCGGTCTTAATGACAAAGTGATAGCCAATACCTAGCCATCCTTGCTGTCGGTGCATCTGATCAATCGTCTTCCAATCATAGGAATCTTTAGGTTGTGTAGCAGAACAGTGAACAACAATGAATTTGGTTTCAGGTCTTGACTTGTAATTGATGAAACTCTTGTGAGTCTCAATGTAAGGCTTCTTATAGTTAACGGTCATTTTTACTCTTCTTCTTATCAAACAAGACACCCCTAGGGATTTTCTTTACTGGCTCATTAAGCCATTCCTCAGGGATCTTTTTGTCTGCATAGGGGATCCCATTCTTGTCACAGAATGATGCGTAGGTAGTCTTAGATCCCTTGTAGATAGGAGTAGCTGACCTACTAAAGACAAAACGAATGTCTAGGTTAGGATGTTGCTCTTTAATGAGCAGGTGTTTCTTTCTATCCTCTGCGTCCCATACTCCTTTGGTCTCTACAATGATGCCGTTAGGAAGTACGAAATCAGGAGTGTACTTGTGTTTTCTTTCGGGTACTACATATTCAAGATAATATTGCTCGTATTTAGGTTCAATTGAAAAGGTCTTGAGAAGATCACTGTTGACCTCCTCAAGACCTGACCTGTAAGTACCCGTATTATGTCGCCTCTTGTAACTGTAGGCGGCCTTGCGGGTTGTCATGTGTATTATTCTTCCTTAGGAGTCTCTGCAGGGATAAACATGAGACGCACAAAGTTTTTAAGGGGGAACTCCTCACTGCGAGAGTAAAGGAAATAACCATCGCCGTTACTATCAAGATACCCAACTCGATACTTGCGATGACTGCCAGTAAAGTTATTCTTGTATTTCAAGGTGGTCGCACATGCTTCACAAGCCAGAACATCAACGGCATCATCAATGGCTTCATCAAAATCGTACTCACCGTTGAGGAGGTCTTCAACATCGTACCAGACGCCAGTGTCGATTTCCTTAGGGAGTTCCTTCATGTCTACGTCCTCAATGTCACGCTTATGAACAATAAAAGTATAGAAAGCAACAGAATCACAGAGCTTGTTCATTTCAGGATCCTTAAAGGCAACGGAGTAACGCGAGAGCTTAACGAAGAAGTAATCCTGATGAGGAAACTCAGGGTCTTCCGCATGTACTGCAATTTGGAAATTGAGGCTGTCGACCGTAAGATTAGTAAGCATACCAAACTTCTCCTTACGAGCCTTGTCAGTAATCTTGTACGTCATTTATTTATCCCCTTATTAATTAGAAGTCAGACGGGTTTTCATCGTCCTCAAGTTCCTCCCACGGTTCCTTAGCGGGAGCCTCATAGCCTTCCCCCTCATCGCTGAAGCCATAGGATTCTGCAGTACCACCACCAGAGAATTCATTGAGCTGAATCACCTGAACAGCCACAGGACGAAGCGAGAGGCCGCAAGTCTTGGTAGTCGGGAGGTAGTACGGGCGAACAGAGAAGTTAACCTTGATGACAGAGTCACGGCCAATATTAGCCGATTCCATGGGCTTACCACGGGAGTCAAACTGCGGGAGCTTGATGTTGATCTTTTCACCATTCTTCTTAGTGATCTTGGCCTTCTGCTTGAACTTAAGAACAATGCGTCCTTCTTCGTCGTTCTCGTAGATGTCAGACATAACAACCTTGCGGCCCTTAGCAACAGCCTTAGCAACTTCCTCATCGTTATCGTAAAAGTCTTCGAGCATCTGCTGAAGCTTTGCGATGAGCTTGCCAGTAGCTTCGTTGTCATCCATTGCAAGATTGACCTTGTAGTCACCGTCAGGGTTGAACTTGGTGTCAGGATCCTTAAGGTAAGGATACTGTGCATAGCCCTTGGGAGTGGTGAGTCGAATATCGTTCATAGTGTGTGTTTCCTTTGAGTGTGTACTTGAGAGGTTCATGTTCTATTCTCTCTACTAGCGTACACAATTGATTTTGTTAGCTTAGATATGAAAGTAGAGAGGAGAACCATAGGCTCTTCTCTCTACTAGCGTACATTAATGGGTTTCAGTTAAAGTCTAGCTAAAGGCGTACATGGACTCTTTAGCACATTCAAGGTCAAGGTCACCCTTGGTCGGCACCTCGGGGAGATCCTTGAGCATCTTCGGAGACAGCAGGTTGCAAATATGATCGTGAAGATCCTGCAATACATCGTTCTCCGTGTAGGTACTTACAAAGACTTCTCGAACAGTGGTAAACATGACGGAGCCATGACCTGCGGGGACACCGTAGGAGTCATGAATCATAGCGAAAGCATTGACACCCTTGTCAACACATGCACAGACAGTAAGCATCAAGTGCGAGGCATCCATGCTGTGAACAAAGTTAGGGGCAATACCCTGCTTCTGCTTGCGACTATCAATCTCCCCAGTAGGTTCCATCAGGTTAGGACGGAAGAATGCACCCTCCTGAACATCCTCAGATTCGCCAGAGGTTGTGTCAAAAATCTTAATAGATCCCGAAAGGACAGACTTGAGACGCTTAATCTTCATCTTGGGATACTTCTGCTTTACGGGGAAACCTGCGGGGGTAATCCAAGTGGTAGGAAGGTTCTTGCCTTCAATGTTTTTGTCCTTTGCGAGGAGACCTGAGGCAGTCTGAAGCCATTCCATAGCCTCCACAGCCTTGACCACAACACCCTTAAGAGAATCCCAGATAAGCCCTGCCATGTAGCGGGCAGACTGAGACGGCTTAGAGAAAGACAGGGGATTGTGAGCCAATGCAGGATAGACAGTATCTTCAAGGATTTGGTCTGCAAACCCGAACTTACTGGCGCCATAGCAGAGAGTCATCGTAGGACGCTTGGTGACACTACGAGAAATCCCATGGTCAAGCCATTCCTTCGCAAGACTCTTAGTACCCTTCTTGAGATAGCTAGAGCCATCCTCAAGGGCTTCCATGGTGTCATCAGTACCTTCCTCAAAGTCCTTCTTAAGGAGCTCCTTGACCTTCTCCGCAACGATGCCATAGATGTCATGAACATGGTCATCAGGCTTGAGGTTGACGGCTTCCCCACCAACAGAGTCACGGAGCATAGCAGAGAAGTGTTGCAAGCCAGAGCAGGAGCCGTCAAAGGCAACTGCAAGCTTAGACTTGAAGGTTTCCCCGATCTTGAGGTACTCGTTCCACTCAAAGCAGAATGCAAGGAATTCCCAAGGACTGTCCGCCTCAGTCCACTGCAGATTATCCAGAGGCTTCTCTGCAATGCTTACAATCATGTCGGAGTTGGTATAGACCCATGCAATACGCTCCTCAAAGGGTTTCTTATCAAGACCCCACATGTTGGCACCTTGAAAGGCAAGCCACGTATGACCATCCTTCCCCAGTTCAACACCTTCGGAGAACTCAAGCATTGATTTCATAAAGTCATTGCCTTGGGGGTGAATTAGGGTCACAGGATAGATACGACCACGGAAGTCAAGGTTATGCGGGAAATAAATTGCTTCGTCATCCTTGAAGTCGTTGGCAAGCTTGAGGATGCAGTTGACTAGGATCCTCTTGGCCTTACGCTTATTGTCGTCCTGATAGCAGTGCGTCATAGCTTGCCTCCACTCGCGTTGTGTGGCTTCGTCAGTGTCTGCCTCAATAGGGCGAACAGGAGGCTCCGCGGGATTCGCTGTAGGCATCTCTAGAGCCTCAGGGATGTGCTCCCAAGAGCATACAGCGTTAGCTACTTCAAGCACCTTAGCATTGATATGCCATGCCGTATTCTGAATAGCATTCACAGCCTTGTAGACATTCGGCATGTCAACATCAGAGTACAAAGCATCACAGTCCTTAGCAGACATACGGACAAGCTGTAAAGGCTTTTTGAGGTTGATGTAGTAACCACCATCAAACGGCGTAGTCCACGGCTTGGGCGGGATAACCATAGGGCGATGTTCCATCATGAGATCTGCAAGGTAGGTGTCTTGGTGCTCAATGTACATAGCAATCTCTTCATCAAGTTCGACAGAATACTGAATGTTTCCATTAATGAAGTTTTTGATGATGTGAATTAGCTTAGTATGGACTGCAAAGAGTTCAACCATCTTCATACCAACAAGGCAACGTTCATTACTTCCCCACTTGTTCCATAGCTTTACTCTACCCTCATCGGCAAGGTGCTTCTCCTTCTGAATGGCATACCTTTTTTTGAACTGAAAGGCAATACGCTTATCCATGCCTGCCTTAAATGACTGGACTTCCTTAGGGGACATAGAGGAAAGGACAGTGTTAAACCTAACCTCGTCCTCAATGGCTTCGCCTACTTTCATCGAAAGATGGGTAAGACCAACACGGGCCATAGAATTAGACAGGATGGTTTTAGACACGATAAAGGCAATTTCGTCTGCCTTCAAGGTGTTGATAAGAGTAGCCGCGGTATGCTTTCTGCCACTCTTGCCAGTGTTGACTTTATCGAACCAGTCTTGCAAGCCCTTAGCCATAGCAGGAATAGATTCAGACAAAAGAATTTTAGCAGTGCCAATGTTGGTAAGGTTATTGTCTGCAATTGCCTTATTTCTCTTAGACATGAAAGCATTAAATGCGTTGTCTTTGCTTTCAAGTTCTAGGGCTACTTCGCGGTCTACCCTATGTTTCCCATAGGTAAGACACAAGTCATCGTAGGAGTTCTCATCAATAGAGAACTTATCCATGTTTTCATAGTAAGACATAGGGGATACCTTTAGTAAGTCTTTATAAGTCTTTATAAGGTTATATAAAGATAATTGTTATAGGTGTTAATGTAAGAGTACCTAGGTTAACACTGTTAGTTAACCTTAGGTATCTCTCTGCTCTCTCTACTAGCGTACACTAATTGGAAGCTCCTTAAGGGTACACTAAGCGTTAGTCTATCTTATTTGATCTTTCCACCATGTTGGTAGTTGTGGAGCCACTGAGAATAGACAAGAAATTTGGTTTTGTCTTTCTCCGCAGATTCGCCTGCTTTCCTGCCGGCCCTGAAGGCATACTTGATAGCATTTCCCTTTAGGAACCCTTTGAATTCCTCAGGCGTTAGGATAGATTGCATGAGTTCAATAGGTTCAACCGCACCGTGATAATGCACGGCCTCCTCGGGGGATCCTGCGATAGCCTTGGTGTCTTCAATATCTTTAATTTCTTCCATTTTGTCCCATTTTAGTAATAGATTCCCATAAGTTTGCAAATAAAGACAAACAAGGGAAAGATTCCAAGAATAATTGCAATTCCAATGAATACAATCAGGTATTCTTTAAGATTAAGCATTCTTTTCAAGCTCCTTAATATGATTATTCCACATGGACAGGATTGCATTCATAACACTGCCGTTCATAGATGCCACACCGATGAGATCCAGAGCCCCTTTCTTGAACTTGTAGAGCCTGCCTTCTACATTTTCACCACCTGAATATTTACCGGTGAAAGTGTAGGTAGACTTGCAGTCCGTAAAGGTGACGAAGTATGTACCCTCCTTCCAACGATAAAAGAGAATAGAGGCTATGTCAGAGCGTTCGATGACGGTGGTGGTGCGAGTATACATGATGTCTCCTATGGACGCCCCTAGGGCTTTCTATGGCTTTCCTAGGGGCATTCCTTTAGTTGTTTGTCGTGGTTGCTAGCAACAGCTAGAGCTTAGCCTTATGAATCTGGATAGCCTTTCGAGCTTTGCCCTTGTGGGAACCATGGATACCAAAGATAATTACAACCTTGCGATTCTTAGCGCAGAGTTGACAACGATTGCAGTCCATGCCCTCATTGACCTGAGCAGGACACTGTGCACCATACAAGCCCACAGCCTTAAGCTCCTTTTCGGTTTCCTTAGGGTCAACAGAGGCAATGACTGCATTTATACCTAAGGCTTTAGCATGCTTGACTTCCTCTACAGTCTCACACGAGGCGTTGATAAGAAAGCCCTTATGGGCCGCATCATGGATGATGTTCGATGCGTTTAGGTCAATCATGCAGTGAGTAAAGGTGTAACCCTTGATGATCTCCCCTACTACATTGTTAGCCCCTTCAATGGCTCCTACGATGGTGTCTACTCTGTTGACATCAATTAGGCTTGTGCCTTCGATTGCAATGTCTCCTGCCACATTATGACGGAACAGGATAGAGTCACGAGTCGGATTCTTACGGAGCTTGTTAAAGACACCTTCAAGGAGGCCAATTTTCAGGTGTTCGCCATTAATAACATAGCGAGCATCGTTTTTGTCCTCACAGCGATCCCACACCATCTTCGTGTGACAGCCTTCGGCATAACACCCGTTGTTTTTAAAGACACAGGATTTGGGGCAGGTGCTACGAGAGCTGTAAGACTGCATGATATCACCCGTTTTCTTGTTGGAACTTGTGGGCAGAAAGATCATTTTCATGATGGGGGTTCCTTTCGTTGTGGGTTAGTGGGTTTAAGCTAGCCAGATACGGACACACTCCGCGAATGTTCCAGTAATCTCGTCTTTTGCAAAGATCGGGCTGATCGTCCCGTCTTCATCTTCGTCGACGATGATGGATAGACCTTGCACTACCTCCTCATCAAACTGGGCGACCATAGCGGCCTCCCCGGTGCTCTCAGGGGCATCCATGGGAATGATACCCGTGTAGTCCCCATTGATGAGGGCAGGCAGTGCCCATTCGGCGACCATGTAAGACGGACATGCGTCCAGTACCTTTTTAACCTGTGCATTCATCTTCTATTCTCCTGTGAGTGAGTTTCGGATTCCTTTGGGGTAGGGGCTTTCGCCCCTCCCTTAGGACTCGTTAGAGATTATACCACACAATCCCGAGGGTTACAAGGGTGACGATGATATTGATCATCACCATGCCTCCCACCATCTTGAGGGTGTCCATAAGAGCGGTACCGTCCGCGACAGCGACACTGTCCTGTTCTTCCGGGGTTTCGGTCGTTTCAGCGGCACGCATCTCGGCAACGTCCTTGCGGAAGTTCGAGAGGGCCTCATTCGCCCTGTTAACCTCGGCGAGCATCTCGAGGAGCACGTCAATGATGATGGAGGTCGAGAAGGACTCAACACGACCGCCGCGGGCACTGCGGGCGGTGATGGACTGGAGGCGACCATTCAGGAACTCCGCCGTAAAGTGGCGAGAGACCTGATGGGCACGGCGGCGGTCAGTGTAGACGTACTGGATACGGACTCGACCGTTACCGATATCATGCACTCGGAAGTTACGAGCGGTATTGCCAGAGGGCAGGGAAACGATATTGTCAAAACGCATCATCATGATTTATCTCCTTAAGAATATCGGATCAATTCATTCGATCCATGCCCTGAACTATAAAGCACCTAAAGGCACCTGTCAAGACCCATCGTGAAGAATACCGTAAACATGGTATCCCCTAGCCCTAGCATTCTTTATATAGGCAGAGAGCGACACCCCACAGCTAGCTGTTAGCTAGCACAGCCTAGCACAGCATCGCCACAGCTAGCACAGCATCGCCACAGCTAGCACAGCATCGCCACAGCTAGCACAGCATCGCCACAGCTAGCACAGT